CGATATTGTTACGATAGCGCGCATTTGTTCTATAATAATATCTAGATAATTCTCTTAAAGAATCTAAGTCACCAGACCGAATTATAGATTCAATTTCTTCTATCGTAAAATCTCGCTATCCTACGCTATTGGTGTGGTATCTACCACTCCAACGAGAACTTTGAGGGCGTGAGTCGATTGGAACGTGATTGATTCTGAACTGCCGTTTTGCGTACATACTTGCAAAATCTCTCTTTGGCTTAGTATTACTTACTTCTGCCATCAAAAATCACCCTCTATTCCGTGGACTATAGAAAACGTAAGAACCTAAGTTTTTATGCTTCTTGCGCTTGAACGTTTCTTTATCTTCATAATACTTAACTCTATAAAGTAAATATTCTAAAGCAGAGAAACGGTCCTTCTCGATTGAACGAGAGATTCTTTCAACCTTAAACTGATTCTAAACACCAGTAGGTTTCAGCCGCAGATTATTAAGTTCATCCATTAATCTGGAAGTCATTTCATACGGCATTAAGTAAATGCGTCTATCATATAAACTCATTCTCTAACCTTTCTTAGTCTGTAGTAATTTTTCCTTGACGATGCGTTCGTGGGCTAAGAATGAAACTGAACCATTACTTACCTAAGTAAAGAAATTAGAGTGAATAGCATCATCATTAGATGCTCCAGCTTTAATGTCATAAATAATAGCATTACAATCTGGCCGGGGCTCTTCACTCGGATTTTTCATTTCGGGTGATAAATGGTATTCATTGTTAAAAACATAGTAAGCAGGATATTCTTCTCCAGTCTTTTTATCTACCGAAGGTAATGCCATAGCATCCAACAATCCAATACCGGGTCCATTACCGTCCATTACTACCTCGCGCGGATGGAAAAGCTGAATCAACTTTTTAATTCGAGGAGCTTGGTCAGAAACGAAGTTTTCGCCATGTATAACTTCAGTATAAACTATATTTTTCTTAAAACCACTTTCATTAGGAATAATTTTCCCCACCATGATTGCTGTGTTAGCACCATAGCGAGCAACGTCAATTCCAATCTAATAATATGTATTTGGGTTACTTGGATTTTCTTGTGCTTTTCGCTCACATTTTAATAAAGTTCTATGTTTATTTAATCTTTTTGAATCTAACCAAGCGTCAGATGAATTTCCGCTCCAGATAGATAAAGATTCACGAGCGAATGAATCTTCACTAACAGTATTAGAATATCTCTAATCCATTAATGTTTGCTTGCTTAATAATCCATAATGTAACGGTACTTCATATGAAAGGCCCCAAGAAAAGTATTCTTTCGGCCGCAATACCGCATTAACCGTAATTTCAATTAATTTTTGATACATAAATACAGTACGTTCTGCCGCGGTTGTAATAAAAACTTGCGCCGCAGCTGGTTCGTCTGGATTTACAGTACCATCCACTTCAACTCTAGGAATGTTCATTTGAGGCCAAATAACTTCGTTAAATGGCACTTCTTCAATAAGAGCACATTCTTCAAGTATGGCACCTGTCGCACGAAGACCACGAGAGGTATCTTTTGAAATAACAGCAATCATACTACCATTTTTCAAATAAATCTCATAATAGTTATTACTCGATTTAATACCAGTCTTACCATCATCGGCCCTAGTTTTTAATTCGTTACGAAGAAATGGCCAATGTCTAAATATCTCTTCAAACTTAGCTTCAGCAATCTTAATAACAGTACCTTTTGTATCAGATACAATCATTAAAGTTGAGTTTGGTAGTAAGGTCGCCCGCACCAATGCACTTAAATACGCTGTAAACGATTTAGAAGTAGCACGGGTAGCTGTCCAAAAATGATATCTATATCTCATTGAAGCACGTAATGCAATTCGTTGAAATGGTTTTAAATGGAAATGTTTTGCATCAACAGAATCTTGAATTGCATCGAGAAATAAATCTGGATACTATATCCAAAAATTCAAATACTTCGTAAACAACTCTTGATTATCGTCGAGGAATTGTTTTGTAAGTACAATACCTTTTTCAATCGGTATTCCATCTCTATAGACAGTATTCTCATTAATATCCATCTATATCACCTACTAATTCATCCTCGCCTTCATAAGCAATATCCGCAGTTTCATCAAACTCAACTTTCTCGTTTTCAATTTCTTCTAAACGTTCAGTCATGTTATATCGCGCACGCTTATCTTCGACCTATTCTGCAAAATTCCCTTCATTAATAACAAGTCTCTTTAAATAGTTCTAAATATTTTCCATCATAAAATCAATGGAATCTTGTGGCTCTGTATGCCAGTTTGGATGCCATCCTTTCTTACCATAATAAACCATCAGCTCTCCAACCGATTCAAAGTCGGCCGCAGATTTGGCATTATTTGCAGTAAAATTACAATCCTTAACAATCTAAGAAATTGCATCCATATCTTTCTTAACATCCACACCTTCGCGCATTCCTTTTTTAACTCTCAAAGTCAATTCACATAAGTCACGCGCCCGCTATTTCAAAATTGGCGTAGATACGTTTTGCGTTCCTAAAATATCGTTATAATACGAATCTAAAAAGAACAATTCATCATCTGTATACGATGGGGCCCATTCTTTCTTCAATCTCTTAATCTTCGCTTTATTAATCGCTTCAATTTCATCATCAATTGTACCTTCCTAACGGGCCAGCCGCCATCTTTCATTTTCATCCTACCACTACAACGATTCATAGTGGTCGTCTAAAAGTGTATTAAAATAGGCTGATAACGTGTGGTCTGCGTGCATATCATACAACTGAGTCCACTTATTTAAATCAAATGGAATATCCAGCCATCTACATAAACGGTCAACTTCTCCCAAATTATCCTACTTAATCATTGTCTCAAGACATTGCGTACAATAATAGCAGCGTTTACCTGGAAAGAAATTGGATGGAGTTGGCTGAAAGCATTCCAAACCTTTTTCCTACTTACACTTAAGACATTTGCGTGTCTTTACTTCGTTTGTCATGGGTCGGTTGTCCTCCTTTCTTTATCCTCATCAATTTTTCGCAAGCCTTACAATTAGATGAAAATCCATCTTTGCGGCTTGAATTACGACTAAAGAAAAGGGTATCACGAGGAAGAGCTTGGCCGCACTTAAAACAGATTTTCCGCTAATCTAGGGGTGTATCTATAAGTAGGCGATGCTTCTTCGCAGTTTCAGCAATTTTCTCTGGAATTTCGCGCGATAGTATTGTACATAAATGATTTTTATTATATACAATACCAAACTTAATTTGCAATTGTTCTAGAATGTCTTCGTAAGGAACTCTATCAATTTTGAGGTCAAGAAGAAACTCCCTAATGGGAGACAATTGGGCCATTTCACGATAACGTTCGAAATCCCAAATTAGGGTGCGGCCGTATGTATCAAGTTTGGTGTTAAGCTAATCCTTAAGCGCATCCAACTAACCAATAAGTGCGCGCACATGTACAGGGTTCTCCCAATCAAAGTTATGGCGGCGAACTATCCATTTTACTTCAAGCTAGTCCCCCTCCCCTCTTGTCTCATAATCTTTCAAATCTTTTGAAACTGAATGCAATAGCGAACTGTTAACGCGTTCTCCCCATTGTTTATAAGGTAACCAGTAAAACGCATCACTCGACCAATCATAAAATTGAGCTTTAGGATGGTCGATAGCTAAAAAATGTAATGTTGGCTTGTAAGCATCCTTTAAATAATATTGATGTCTCCGTAAATCTATTAACGTATGTTTCAATCTATATAATCTATAATCATCTTCAAAAATTAATGTGTCTTCGTCTGGGGGAATTTTTCCTTCTAGTTGGGCTATCCAATGTTCCATGCGGTCAATGGAGTCCCAAATTTGGTCCATTCCAGGAATATCCCCGTCCCCTATATCAATAAGTTCACCAGTTTTTTTATCGTATTTTGGGCGGCGAATAGTTGGTTTTTTCCGCACCGACCAATCGCGCTAGTGTGCTGGCTTAATCTGTTGCTAATCAATTAGGGGATTGTCTAGCAACTCATCAAGTGAAAGTAGTTTGTCGTCATTTTTCTTATAGGAACCATAGCGGCGATTCCCATCAGTAGTTTCACCTCGTTGAACCGCATTGAGGCCATTTTCATCCTTACCATATAAAATGTATGATGCCATTTGCTCGAGGTCCGTGGGTGAAGGGTCTTTATCCATTCTATCAATAATGTCATTAACCGCTTTCGCCCTATCACAATCTCTTTCAATTGAGTAGTCAAGTGAGTATGATTTTTTCATTTTACTCACCTCCACGGATTTTCTTCAAGTATATTATATCATTGAGTGTAGAGGGTTGTCAAATGTTTGACTTTTTAAAATTGACCGGGTGGTGGAATATGGCCAGGCCCCGCCACTCCGTGAATCGTCCGAACGTCAAAACCCAAAACCGCCCCGCCCCTTATATTTCAAGCTGTGCAGGGTTTTCGGTGTTATTTTTCAAAAAATGTTTGACAAGGGTTATATATGGGTGTAATATGTAGACAAGCCGAAAGGCGATTGACGGAACGACTTGAGCCGAGCAAGTAAAAACCGGAGCGGAAACAAACCGCCACAACAAAGGACAATAAGACTTGACCGTAAGTGATAATGAAAAGACTTAAACCGAAAGGGCTTGACGGAAAAGGGTCACAAGCTACAAACCACAACAAACCAAACCGACAAAAGAAAGGAAGTACCAAACCATGAAAAACGCTGAAAAAGTTCTCGCCGTTGCCGCTTTTGTTGCCGCTCTCGCTGAACAGGATGAGAAGGCTTCCACCGCTTCCCATGCGAAGTACGCTGACTTTTCTGTCCGTGACTATCTGATGGTTCACGGCGTTGAAAAGGCTGACGATGTTCGTTGCCGTGCCGCTGACAAGTTCGACTGGTCTATCCGTGTCAATGGTCAGCTGCTCCGGGGCGAAAACAAGGTTGGTTGCGGTGCGGTGCGGTACGGCAAAACCGCCGCTGAAGTCGCTTGCGAAGCTGACAAGATTTATCCCAATGTGGATTATGTCAGCTACTGCGCTGAACCTGCGAAGCTGAAGGCTCACCCGGAAAACGCTCCGAAGCTCTTCCGGGTGTTCACCCGGGTGCAGTTCATCGAAGTGCTGACCGTGACCGGGCGCAAGGGTCTGGAGAGTTCCCTGCGGATTCATCAGACGAAGTCCGGCACATGGCAGCTTGAGATTCAGCCGTGGCAGACCAAACAGACCGCCGCCCGGTTGGGCAAGTACGAAGAGTACTGCACCGCCAACGGCATCCCCACTCTGGAAGAGTTCCGGAAGGCGGTCAGGGGTTAACCCCTGACCCCTTCCCCTTCCGGGGAAGATGAAGAAAGAGAGGAAACAAACCATGACCCGGACTTACAAGAAAACCGCTTCTTACATCCACCCCACCGACCTGACCCGGCACACGAATTGCCGCAAGCTTCGCAAGCGGCTTGACCGCCGTGACCGCCGCCGTCTGAACCGCCTGCCCAATATCGACTAACAGAAAGAGAGGAAAACAACAATGAAAAACCTGCTGAACCTGCCCGAAGTCACCGATGTCAACAGATGGATTATCAGCCGCCACAAGGGCAAACAGGGACATCGTGTTCCGATACTGGACGAAGAAGCCATTGATTGGTCAAAAGTCCGGCACATGGATGAAGCCGATGACCTGTTCGGCTATTCCTATTGGCTGATTCGGTATACCTGCTCTGACGGCATCAACCGCCTGTGTGCCGTTCGGTGGGATGACCCGGCTGAACTCGCCGAAGACTTCACCGAATGGGCGGCGGCATCCTGCGGCATGACCTACAATGAATACATCGGCAAGCCGTGGTTGGACTAACCAACCACGGCAACCGCTGACAGAAAGAAAGAGAGGAAAAGAACAATGAATAATATTTACTGTGTTGAAATCTGGACGGAAATCTGGACCGGGCGGCGCTTCCTGCGTAACTATTATTGGGATTCCCACAAAGCGCCGTTTGTTATGGAACTGACCGAAGAACAATGGGAACACTTCCGTTATATTCTGTCCTGTTTGGGCAATTATCTTGACCACGCTGACGGCTATGGGTATTATACCCTGTGCCGCCGTGATAATGGGCATCCCTTCACTTAAGGGATGCCCAAACCAAACCAAACCAAACCAAACAAACGAAAGAGAGGAAAAACATCATGAAAACTTTGGTTGTTGTCTTTACCCCTGCCGGAACTATTCGCACCGGATGGATTATCGACGGCGGCGCTTGCATCGACTTTGCCACATGGGAGATATACGAATGGTATATGATTTTGACCGGGTTAGGTTACCCGGTCAAGACGAAAACCCATAGCGACGGCAGCTTTACCGAATACATCCAGTATTAAGTTACACGGCGGGCGATGCCCGCCTTTTTTTGTGTAACCGAGTTAGTCATGACTAACTGCGGTCTAACACCTAAAAAGTCAAGCGACTTTTTAGGTGTTACAACACCTAAAAAAATAAAAGGCGGCAGATTTTTTAGGTGTTAGAATTGTTACATAAAGGTTACTTAGGTGTTAGACACTTAAACGTTTTAGTTGACTATTATGTAACTATATGAGATAATTAGTATCATAAAGGGGGAGGGGTTATCGTGAAGGAGCTGATGGGCGGAATGTGGCTGGCGGGGCTGGTCGCGTGGGCTATCTTAGGATTAGTACCAGGCCTGGTATGTATAGGGATAGGGGTAGCAGCTGGAAGCTGCGAGCTGGCGAAGCTGCGGCGAGCTGAACAGGCTGAGGCGAGCTGGCGCAAGACCTATCCACCTTATGGGTACTGATGTACCCAAAGTGGCTTTTAGGTGTTGGTCACCTAAAAAAATGTGTTGACGTGTATATGTCTATCGCTTATACTATACTTGTCCAAAGGGACAATAAATAAAAGAAAGAGGTAACTAATCATGAAGAAACAGGTTCGTATAATCATCATCGCTACCATCATCACCATCATCACCATCGTGTCATGTGCCTATGCCATGCCAGTACAGGCAGAGGGCATCACCAGTGATGATTATTATGGCAAGCTTACTGTGGTAGTAGGTCGCACACGGTTAGAGTCCCATATGTGGGTTATTGAATGTAGGGACAAAGATGGCGAAATATGGACATTCCTTGACGATGAAGGGGTATGGAAAAAGGGTGATATTGTAAACCTTCTCATGTTCCGCATCAGCGAAAATACAAAAAATGATGAAGCACAAGATGCCATTTGGGAAGGACATGCAGATGATTTGGAAATGTTTTTCCAGGTCATGGGATGGCGCCAATAAAGCGCCTTTTTTCCCAAAACCTATTTAGGTGTTAGTCACCTAAAAAAAAGACTTGCATTTCATTCTCGCATCCCTTATACTTATATCATCAAATGAAGGGAGTTGAAACTATGATTCTTACCGCCGTTCGCACCACTTACGCACCCACAGAGGTTACCTATCAGATGAGCATTGGCAACCACAAAGATTTGTTTATCAGCAAGAAAATCTTTGACCGACTCATGCAGATGTACTATGTCACAGAACGCACCCGGCGCTTGCCGATGGAAGAAGGGTACAGGGTCACTACATTTGGTTTCCAGATTGAATCCGAAAATCTGAAAATCATCAAGACCGAATATTCCCATTTCTCCCGCCGTGTTGCCGACTTGCGGAAAAACGGTTTCACAGTTACCGAAATCAAAGACAAATTAATGAGTGCGGATTTCTAATCCGCATTTCATTTTGAAAATCTTTAGGTGTTAGTCACCTAAAAGAATCCTTTGACATCCCAAAACTACCCATGTTATAATGGTGACACTCCAAAGGGAGAATTTGAAAGTGAGGTTTAAAACTATGTACCACATTGAACTGAAGTATTTCAATCCCAATACCGGCCGCACCCTTCATCATTTCTTTCCCGCACTTGAAGTAGAACTGGCCCGGGACTATTATGACGATGCCGTTAACTGTGGTTGTGAGATTTTAATTTGGCGTTTAGTGCCGACCGACCGCATTATTGTCCGGTAAAATTTTAAGGGTAGTTTCCCAAAACTACCCTTATTCTATTTTATGTTTTAGGTGTTAGTCACCTAAATTTCACACTTGCATTTTCCCCGTAACTATGCTATCCTATACTCGTCCCGAAGTGGAGAAGAAACTTTCAGGAGGTATGTTTGCTATGTCTAAAAATGCGAAGTGGTCCGAGGAGTTCGGTCGTCTGGAGTATCTGTCCCGCGAGGAGTACCTCCGCGGCCCGTGGGTCTATGTCGGTTCGGAGGACCTTGACGGCGATGGCGACCAGTGGGACATCGTCCGCACCAGGGATAACTCCGACTGGCGGTACACCCTCATTTGAGGGTGGGACTGTTTAGGTGTTAGTCACCTAAATATAATACTTGAATCCCGTTATCGGATGGTGTATTATATACTTGTCCGAAGGGACAAAATAAAGTAGTGGAGGAGTTCCAGTATGATTATTAAAGTTACCCGTAATGCCGCTATCGCCGCTCTCCAGCGTGGAGAGGTTGTTTACTGTGTCCAGACGGGCGAGGGGTGGCAGCTTTGCGAACCCGGCAGTCAGCCGCACCGGCATTTTTGCAGCAAGAGCGCGATTAGGCATTTTCTCGCCTTTAATGCGCACTTCGCCCGCGACTTGTCCGGCGAAAAAGTCATCGAGTGGGCCATCCACCGGTGACCCTTAATTATTTAGGTGTTAGTCACCTAAATCTTATTCTTGAACACGACTATTATATATTATATAATATAGACAAGAAAAGGGGGTATTAACCAATGAAGTACTACGAAATCTATAACTGGGATGGACTCTGGGTTATCTGGGAGTGGAACTACAACGGCAACGGCAAGCGCTTCAAGTCTTTCAAGACAAAGAAGGGCGCAGAGAACTGGGCAAAGAAACAGTGGTACAAGGTTATCTGGCGCTAAGCCAGATAACCACCACAAGAAAAAGAAAGGAGAAAGAAACAATGACTATTAAATTTGAAGGACATAACAAGGCGCAGGCGCACATGGAAACCATTATCGGTGGTTTGGCTCTCTATAGTTATAACACGATGGTTGCAGAGGTACGCAATGGATGGTTAAAGATTTATGGTCTGTACTCTATGACCACTCGTAAACATATTGGATGGTTCATGAAAGAGTTAGGATTTAATTATCAGATTGCTAAACAGATTTATGATGACTATAAATATCTGAACATCTATACTGGAGAGGTTAGGGATTGGGATTAATCCCACCCTATCTTTTTAGGTGTTAGTCACCTAAATATTTTCGTTAGAAAACTTGACAATTTCATTTTGAAAATGTTATAATGGGTTGCACCCGAAAGGGTGCCGGGGAAATCCCGTAATTAAAAAGAAAGAGGTAGAACAGAATGAAAGTGTATGGAATCGAAAAGACTACAGTACGGCTCATAGTAAAACTCCCGGACAACTACGGCAGAGTCCAGCGACTTTATGACTATGGCGCATGGTTCCACCTTGATGAAGAAATCATCAGTGATGTTGACCGACTCGCTGACTTCGTCACTGATATCAAGGCTCGCGGTGGTAAACTGATTGATACCAACGAGTTCATTGATGATGATGACCTCAAACCCAAGATGACTTTCACCTATGAAGTGACAGTCTAAGACCCTCCGCGGGTCTTAGGGTTTTAGGTGTTAGTCACCTAAAAACTATGCTTGCAATCTATATATAAGTATGTTATAGTTATACCATCAAAGGAGGGATTAAATCATGGATATGGTAAAGATGGGTCGCAAATGGGAAATCAACACAAAAGAGGATTACGATAATGCTATTGAAATCCTCAAGGGTAACGAGTTCTGCGCAGAAATGTCTGATGACTTCTACTACTGGAAACGGGAGAAAGAAGAAGTCGCAAGACAGCGCGCCGATGTTACTGCGCAGGCGAAAGCTAAAGGAATAATTTAAGGAGGACAAAGCGATGACAGATGGAACAAGGAATAATCAGCCGGTGTATTGCCCTGTGAATTGTTGGGATGAAGACGATTGCCCTTATGCTAAAGAGGGCAAGTGTTGTCTGGAAGATGCACCGACACAGTGTGATGACTTCATGTGGTTTTTCCCATCATGGGAAGCATGGGAACGGGCATAATGCCCGCCCATAGTTTTTAGGTGTTAGACACTTAAATATACCTCTTGCAATCCGGTAAAATCTGAGTATAATTATAGATGAAAAGAGGGAAGGAAAACCCACCAAACCGGAAAGGGAAAGACCATGACAGAGAAAACCTACAACACCTACATCAGCATCAGCGTCCATCACTTTGCCGACACGCCCCAGTGGGATTCCGGTCGCATCTACACCAGCGTTGAGAATTGCAAGCTGGACCTGCACCTGGACGTTGACTACAAGACCGCTCAGCGCGAGCTGGCTAAGCTGATGCTCCGCACTGGCAAGATGCCGGAACGGCGCACCTACGAGGACATGACCTGCTACTCCCTGACCGCCTTCCTCGATTGAGGAAGGTGGCTTCCCCATTTTGGGGAGCCAACTTTTTTAGGTGTTGGACACCTAAACAAACAAGTTGACATATATATAATCATATGTTAATATATAATTGTCCTAAGGGACAGAATAAAAGAAAGAAGGATTGAACAATGGGTTACACTATCAAAAGCAACAACGGTCACCAGTACGCACAGACTCACGTGATTATCTTTGACGACAACTCTGTTGTCATGGTAAGCTACACTACCCCCGTTATCCGGATTACCCCGGAAGGCTGGCTGAGCTGCAACGGGCTGTACAGCATGACCACTATCAAGCACATTGGCTGGTTCATGCGTGAGCGTGGAATGACGTACCAGCTGGCAAAGAAAATGTACCTGGACAACAAAGAATATAATGTCTATACTGGAGAGGTCCGGGACCGGGTGTAACCCGGCCTTTCCTTTTTAGGTGTTGGACACCTAAAATCTCTGTTTGACATATATAGTATAGTGTGATACAATTACAGTGTCGAAAGACAGTATACGAAAAGGAGAACGAACATGATTAACGTCAGAACAATCCGCAAGCTTCAAAACGAAGATGGTTTAACACTGAAAAATGGCAAAGTTATCTCCTATAAGAGCGGCTGGCAGGTAGCTGATTACGGCGTAGAAGCTCGGACAGCTGAAGAAGCTATGCAAGCTGTTAGAAGCTACAAAGGAAATTGTGGTATCTGGTACGCAGCTGGCATCTACTATATCGACCACAGCTTCCGCGTAAGCTCGAAAGCTGAGGCCATGCGGCTGGGCCGACAGTACAATCAGATTTCTATTCTCCGGTGGAAGGGTATGAAACTCTTCTACTGTTAAAGAAATAGGGCGGCAGGTGGCACCGGGCCGCCCGCTCTTTTTAGGTGTTAGACACCTAAACCTTTATATTGACAATATATAAATATATGTTATAATGATAGTGTCCTCAGAAGAGGAAAAAAGAAAGGAGATTAAAGCAATGTACCTGTTCTATGCTGACCGACTCGGATGGATTCCTATGGGAAATGATGGACAACTGGTCGTACCGAAGAGCATCAAGTCTCGCCGTGCCCTCGTCAAGCTGGCAACCAGCTTCCTGGGTAATAGAGCTGGCAGGGTGTACTTAATGACCAGCTGGACTCAAGCGATGTGCGAGCTGGGGCCGCGTGCTTTTGAAGAGTACATCGCCCGGCATGGGGAGGTACTGGTGTATGGTTAATTGTGTCCGGTATGAAGAACCACGGCCTCCGCCGTGGTCCTATTTTTAGGTGTTAAACACTTAAATTTATTGATTGACAATATACGAATCTATGTTATAATGATATTGTCCCAAGAGGGTAATAAAGAAAGTGAGGATTAGTAGCATGACAGTAACAAGAGAAATCAGCATCAAGACATTCCCCTTCTGGTCTGGCGCCGCCAGCAACCGCGCGAAGCTCACTGATGAAGAATGTGACCAGCTGGAACAGTTTATTGAGGAGCTGGGCGGCGAGCCCTGGAGCACCACCGAGCTGAATGATGCCATGTGGTTCGACTTCGAAAACATTTGTGACTGGTTGGACCTTGATTATGAAGAAGTAATGGCGAGGGAGTGAGAAAAATGAAGAAGGTTATCAGATAAGGCGCTTCGCGCCTTTATAGTTTTTAGGTGTTGGACACCTAAAAAAGCATAGTTGACAGATACACATTCTAATGATATACTTTAGATGTTCCAAGAGAGAGGAACAGAAAGGAAGTAAAGAGCATGAGTAATTTCCATCACATCCGCATCACCATTACCGTTTTCTCCAGTGGTTCTGCCTATGTCTACCTGTGCGAAAACAATCATGGGAATATTAATAGTTCCCACCTGTGGCACGAAACCGACCTTACTCCTTACTTCCAGAAGATTTGGGAGTTGGTCAAGCGCGGCGGCAAGCGCACTGTGGAAGTCAATCCCTACTGCCCCAAATGCTATACTGTTGATGCCGACTGGTGGGATTTCTAATCCCACCCTAACCTTTTAGGTGTTAGACACCTAAAACAATGGTTTGACATATATCCATAATGTGATATAATGATAATGAAGGAGGGGAAATTATGACTTGGTTAATCGAATGGGAAGATGAAGATAAGAATACTGGAGAAATCTGGTGCGACACATGGGTACAGGTTATGGAACACTTTATCTCTCTCGTAGGAGATACCAGCAATAGCATCATGAAGCTGGATGTGACAAGTTACTTGGGCGATAAACCCTATATGCCCGATGATGAGCCTGTTATCAAGTTCCGTAATTAAGGAGGATAAACGAATGAGTACAAGAGTCGGCCCGTATATCTTCGATATTGACCTTAAAGACATGAGCGTAGAAAAACTCCAGTTTCTTAAATCCGGTTGCGATTGCTTTATCAAGCAGAAGCACGCAGAACAGATTGAACGCGAGTTTACCGAACTGAATCTGCGCGCTCATGCGTGGGGATTTGACCTTGTGTGCCAAGAGTCTGATTCCGATTCGCCGCAGGTATTGAATGTTTACAATTTCAAGGTAAAGGAGAGGGAGTAATCCCTCCCCCTATTTTTAGGTGTCAGACACCTAAACTTATTATTTGACTATATATAGAACTTATGCTATTATATAATTGTTCCAAGGGAACACACAATAAAGAAAGAAGGTCAGAACTATGGTAAAGATTACACGGGCACTCGCAAAGAAAATGTATGACAATGGCGAAGAAGTTATGATTATCCCCAGTAAACTCCGTCCTTCCAGCTATGCCTTTAAACAGTTAGGTACATGGACTACCAAACCTGCCGATGACCCTGCCGCAGATTTCGACAAACTATGCAACGCAATTTTCTATTACAACTGCCGCCCGGAAACAGGCATGACACTGGCCTTCTACTCCAAGAAGTAACCCCCTTCATATATTCCCTTTCTTGCGGCCGCGAGGCCGCTCCTTTCATCCTATAATTTTAGGTGTTAGACACTTAAAATATTTAGTTGACACCATCCTATAATATGATATAATAAAGATGTCGAAAGGAGAGATTGGAGATGAGTCCACCCAACCACTAAGCCGAAACACATATGACACGATATGTGCAGGCATACAAATTAAGGTGCGTGTTCGCCCCTTACCAGTTCCTCGAAGCCAGTTAACGATGGCGTGGGGCAGCCCAAGCTGGTAAGTGAAAATGGGCAAGCCGCGGGAAGTACAACCGCGGCTCATTTCATTTTGACTTCTTAGGTGTTAGACACCTAATCTTATATTTTGACAAATCCCAAAATTATGCTATAATATAATTGAAAGGGAGGTATTGACCATGAAAGAACAGATGACTTACCACTGCGGAGTTCAGAGAAGCGAACGAGTACAACACATCATAGATGATATTGGTCTGGGTCAGGTCGTTATCGAGCGGTATTTCCGTTCCCCGGAAAAGATTAAAGCTGGTCTGCCTGGCACTTATACCTGCATCACCGATACTGGAATCACTCTTATCAAAGATGAAAACAAACAAAAAATAATCACCATGTATGTTACCACGCAGAGGGAGCTGGTATCCATCTATCGTGGTGCAAATAAAGTCCCCAAGTTTCTCAAGCGTAGAGTAGACTACAATCAGAGTAAGTACACAGAGAGGGGTAAAACGATATGGAAATGATTTTAGTAAGCTGTGTATTCATGGGTGTTATGGTAGGCAAGCTGGCAAGCTGGCTGCGGAAGGAGTGGAGATAATGAGTAAGTTGGAAGAGCTGATTACAAGTTGGATTGTTGCGCTGTGGTTAATTTTCTTTGGAGCATTAATGTGTCATCTCGCATGGAATGGATGGGCATGGGAGTTCAATCTTCCACAGTTCGGTTATTGGCATTGGGTGGTTACCATTCTTGCCATCAGAACTGTCTCCGGTTGCTTTAAGAAGAGGAAGGAGTAATCCTTTCCCTTTCTACAGCTTTAGGTGTTAGACACTTAAAAAGAATTAGTTGACAATATAGAGATATATGATATAATTGATACTGTAAGGAGGGATTATCATGAGTAAGCCCAAGAAGCAATCCAAGACATGGGTTGAGGTATTCCAAGCCGAACGTAAAACCTTTCCGCAAGGGTACTGTGTAACCCGTGTTATTCCGGACAAGCGACACAGGAAACCCAAATATAAAGGAAAGGAGCTGGATTACTGATGATGTGCCCAAGATGCGGTACTGAGCTATGCTATGACGAGCTGCTCGAAGAGTACTATAACAGTGAAGTCCACGATGAAAAGTGGAGTGTGAGCTGCCCTGCGGAAGGCTGCGGCTTTGAAGGCGAGCTGTGGCAGAACTATCGTCTTGAGAGTGAGGAGTGGGCGAACGAATGAAGATGATATATATCGTAGTCGGAGAAGTGGAAGATACTGATAAAATTACAGTGTTTGAAGGTGCATACTACTCCCAAGAACGCGCCGATGAACGATGCGATGACTTAAAAGTCGAACGCGATGATGGCTATCTTTACTATACAATTCCAATACCGTTAGAAGAGGAAGGAGATTTATAATGATAGTTTATTCTCTTACTGAAACAGGTGCTAATGCAGGTTGCTATGGTGTATTTTCCACCGAAGAAAAAGCAACAGGCAAGGCGATGGAGTTCATTGAATCATGGGGTTATAATGATGCAGAAGAAACCATCTTTGATGGATTTCATAAGTGCATTTACTATGGTTCTGAGGGTGCGGGCGGTATCTTTGAAATTTGGAAACATACCCTCGATGAGTGACCCTATGGGTCACTTAGGATTTAGGTGTTAAACACTTAAGAATAAGAATTGCATTTTCTCTATAATATGATATAATTATATTGTCCAAAGGATAGGAAGGAGTGAAGAAAATGGACATGGTAACTCGCACGTATTACTTCCCCCGTACTGAAATCTCTCGTCAGATTCTTAATCGTATTGTACAGAAAGTTGGGTGTAGTATTGGCACAATCTGTGTCAATAAGCGCGCTGATACCCTCCGCGTTCCTATCACTTGTAACACGAAAGATGTTCCCCGTATTGAACGTATTCTGAAACTTTATAATCTGTTAGGAGATGATTGAGATGAATATGGAACCAACTATTGACACCATTACTATGGCATTAGACTTTAATGACCAACTTGATGATGCCGGTATTATGTATTCATGTGAACGTTGGTTAGATGGATACAAATGGACATTTTCTGATTCTGCTTACGAAGGTGGAGATATTATCATTTTGAATTTCGGCACCTTCGGTATGTTTGAATCATACTGTATGCCGTGGGATGATGATGATATTACACGGGATACCGCCGAAGGTATGGTTAACAGATTACTTGGAAATTGGGGTGATAACTAATGTTGAATCTCGCAGTCTTTGTACTTGCTATCTTGCATTTATGCGGAGTAGTATCCGGCACTGCGCTTGCCATTTGTGCAATGATTTTGTGTGTGCTTAATGAGATTGTAGCATTTCACAGGGTTATGAATGGGGATTAAATCCCCTTCATATTATTTAGGTGTTCGACACCTAAAATTTGATACTTGACTTCTGCCGAATTTATGCTATACTATAATTGTTCAAAGGGAACAGAACAGAGTCAGAGAAACTTAATAGTCAAGTGAAAAAAAGAAAAATAAATGCTTGACAAAAGAGTGAAAATCTGATATAATGAAGATGTTCCAAGAGAACAATAATAATTACAGGTGGGTGGGCACCGGATTCTTAAATCCCACATGAGTAAAAGGAGTTCACTATGAAGATGAACGATGTTGTCAACGCTATTCTGTCCCTCGAAGGTGCGGCTATGTGCCGTTCCAACAAGACCAACTTCATCGCCGTTCCCACCGAGGATGGCATCGTGAAGGTCGCTACTGGTGTGGCTCTCGCCAAGGACACCAAGAACCACAAGGCTTTCAACTTCGAAGCCGCTAAAGCCGAGTATTCCGCCTACGTTGCGGAGCAGGCTCTGAAAGCCGCTGAAAAGGCTAACAAGCCTGTGAAGGAAAAGGGCATCAATGCCGAAGCCCAGGCTCGCCGTGATGCGCTCGATGCCGCTATCAAGGGTATGCCGTCCTTCACCGACCTCTCTGCCACCGACATTCAGAACGCTCTGGCAGGTCAGATTCCTGCGGAAACGATGGTCATGCAGGTTGGTCAGTCCGCTCTGCGTATGGTTGAGGAAGGTATCCTCTCTGTCCGCAAGGACGAAAAGGGCAAGAAGTTCTATACCAAGGCTTAATGCCCCAATACCCACCCCACCTTCGTGGGGTGGATTTTTTTTGAAAAATTATTTAGGTGTCGAACACTTAAAATTTTATAGTTGACATTTCCTAAAACTATGTTATACTTATATTGTAAAGAAGAAGGGAAACTTCTCAAACCGAAAGGAAAGAAAGATGTCTGACAGGAAAGAAACAGCAAACGCTAATATCGGTAGCTTCTTCACCATCCTGCTTACCATCGCGTTTATCGTACTCAAACTGTGCCATGTTATTGAATGGTCGTGGATATGGGTTTTGTCACCTCTGTGGATTCCTATCGCAATTGTCATTGCGATTTGGGCAATCTTCCTGCTTCTTACATTTCTTGGAGCGTTCTTTAACAGATAAGGGGTTTTCCCCTTTCTGTCCTTTCAGGTGTTAAACACCTAAAATAAACTACTTGACGGATTCTATATTTCATGGTACTATAATATTGCCGAAAGGCGAGAAAGGAGTAATTTGGTTATGAAACAGACTATTTGGTTTGACATGGACGGAACTATCGCTGACCTGTATGCCGACCCCGATTGGCTTCCGAAACTGCGTGCCTATGACCCTTCACCATACGCTGAAGCAAACGTTATGCACAATATGAACCTGCTGGCTCGTCTGCTTCATAGGGTGCAAGCTGCTGGATATGCCATCGGAATCATCAGCTGGCTTTCAAAGTTTCCGACCCCGGAGTACAATGAAGCTGTGACTTCCGCAAAGCTGAATTGGTTGAATCAGCACCTGCACAGTGTACGCTTCGATGAAATCCACATCGTCAAGCATGGTACACCCAAGTCCTCTTTCATGAACACACCGCACGATATTCTGTTCGATGATGAAGAGGGCAATAGAACAGAGTGGAGCGGAAAAGCGTATGAACCCTCTGATATAATCTCTATTCTCAAAACACTTTCAACCGCCGAGAAGTAATTCTCGGTGAACCCCTTTAGGTGTTCAACACCTAAATTGAATATTTGACATATTATATAAGTTATGGTAATATATAATTGTTCCAAGGGAGAAGGAACGAAATAATAAACAAGAGAGAGGAAATCGAAAGATGAAAGTAACTGACAATTTGAGCATCACCAAACGGGCGAAAGACGGAGCGTTCTACGGAGAACGCAACGGGGCATCCTACGTTATCGAAGTGGATAGTGACCCTGCTATCTACAAAGAGTATGAAACCTTCTACAACCTGCTTCGGCAGACTTCCTATGGCGACCGCACCGACCTCATTCGGTCGCTGATTGATAAGGGTCGTTTTCCGGACATTCTCGGCATCCCTTCCGCTGATGGCGAACCTGCGGTTGCCGCTCCGTCTGCTATGGAAATCCTGACCCGTGGTATCAAGGGTCTGATGGACTTCTTCACGGAGTTCAGCTTCACCCCTTCCTTCCGGTTCACGAACACGCTTGCGTTCATGGCTTGTCAGAGCAAAACTTGCGCTCGTGCCTATGTGAACAATTACTTCGCTCTGATGGATTCTTCCTATAAACAGGAAGTGGCACAGAAGGTTAAGAGTGCGGAGTTCGGCAAGATTCTTGACGATATTATCCAGTACGGCAAGCCTTCCGGTCACATCAATACCCGTCTGAAAATCTACTACGGGTCTGCCGGAACGGGTAAAACCACCTTGGCACAGAAGGAAAGCGATAATCGTTGTATCGTATGCAACAGTTCTATGCTTCCTTCCGACCTCATGGAAGATTTTATCTTCAAAGATGGGAAACCGGATTTTAACCCCTCTCTCCTGTGGGAGTGTATGGAACAGGGTAAGACGATTGTTCTCGATGAAATCAATCTTCTCCCGTTTGATTCCCTTCGTTTCCTGCAAGGCATTTTGGATGGCAAGAGTGAGTTCAACTACAAGAACCGCCCTGTTCACATCCACGATGGTTTTCAGATTATCGGAACGATGAACCTTACCCTTGGCGGTATGACCTATGGTCTGCCCGAACCCCTTGTTGACAGATGTTGCGATGCACGGGAGTTCGTGTTGTCCGCCGACCAGTTGGCAAAAGCAATTTGCGGTATGCCTTCTGAAAATGAAAAGGACGGGGAGTAGTCCCCGTTTCCTTTTCAAGAATAATTAGGTGTGTAACACCTAAACTTTCTGACTTGTCAAAATACCAATGTTGTGATAATATATAATTGTTCCAAGAGGAACAGAAAGGTTGTGTGAAGTATGGAAATCTCATTCGCTCGTTGCGAACAGGTGCTTGCCACTCTCCCCATCGGATACTACACAGGTCGCAGGATTAAAGCCGAACTCAAATGTAAACCGGAAGTTCCTGCATCCTGCTATTCCCCTATGGATGATGCCATCTTCGTATGCTATGACCAGTTGAAACAGGCATTTGATAAAATGCCGGATGATGCTGATGAAGAAGAAGCAATCCGCAGTATGCTTTACCATGAAGTATCTCATGCGATTCTGACTTCTGCTGAACTCATGCACTATGCAAGCAACGATACCGACCGAGCCATTCTCAATATCTTTGAGGATGAACGCATTGAATCCATCCTGCGGAACTACTACCACAATGTAAACTTCAAAAAGCAGGTTTACAATATCAATGGTGGTGTTCTGAATCCCACAAACGCTATGTCTGCTTTCTACAATACTGTGCGGTTCGGTGTAGCCCCCAAAAAACTGTTGGATATGGTTGATGAAATCATTCAGCGGTATAAAGAACTCACTCCCATGAATGAACGTTACGATTGGTACAACTATGGTTGGTACGTTCGTAACCTGTGGGAAGAAGTAAAGAAAGCATTTAAGGATGACCCCACGCAGTTTCAACCGCAAAGTGGTGCTACCGGAAGTGGTGACGGACAGTATTCCGAAATCAAAGAAGGTAAGGGTCAGAAGGGCGAAGGAAAAGACGGACAGGGCGAAGGCGAGAATCAGCAGGGCAAAGGTCAGCAGAATGGCGAAGGCGAAACGCAGGAAGGCGAAGGCGAAGGCGAAACCATCGGTCAGCCTACTGATGTAATAGGTGATGCTGAACACAACATTCAGAATACCCGTGAGCGCATTGGTCAGTTGGTCGGACAGGCACTCGATATTAAATCCCGTTTAAGACAGGGTGACAGGGAGAAACTTGATGAGTTTCAGAAAACTGTCGAAATGATTATCGGAAACTTCAACAAGAAGAACTCCGGTGGTAGTGGTATCAATGCGTACTCCGGTGTATTCAATCCTCGTGCCGTTGCCCGTAACGATTATCGTTACTTTGAGCGGTCAATGTCAGTACAGGGCAACAATAAGTTTGGTACTTGTCATTTGAACCTGTTCATTGATTGCTCCGGTAGCTTCTGTGGTAGTCAAGATTTGGTTAATGGTATGCTTGCCGTTCTTACTGCCATTGAACGGAAGAACCGCAACTTCTCGATGGATGTGGTGTTCTGTGGTGATGGTGTTCACAAATGTGAAACTGTTGCAGACAGACAGATTAAATGCGGTGGGGGAAATAATCTCCCCGACAATATGAAGGAAGTGTTTGTGAAACTGCAAAAACCAAACACTTGTAACTATAACATTGTACTGTTTGACGGGGATGCGTTCTCTGACGATTATGACAGAGGACGGGCAACAAGAGGTCAGAGGATTTTCAAAACCTTTGACTACAAGCAGACCACGCTGATTACCGACTCCGATAACAAGCGGTACATGGGAACAGGTTTCACTACTGCCAAAGTGGTTATCACAGACCGCTATACGCAGGAACTGATTAACCATGTGACCAAAGCATTGACAGTTGCGTTCGGTTGATACCGAACGCAATTTCATTTCAAAAATATTTTAGGTGTTCGACACCTAAATTAGTTGTGTCTAAATCCTTGACAACCCCCATATATGTGATATAATAGATATGAAAAGTGAAGGGTACACTATAAAACCAGAAAGGACAGAAAATGTCGAAAGTAATTGTTTTGGATACTGAAACCACGGATTTGGAAAAATGCTTCTGTTACGATTTAGGATATGTTGTCCTTGATACCGCAACAGGCGAGATTGTTGATTTCAAACATTTTGTCATTGAACAGATTTGGCATAACCTGCCGTTGTTTGAATCAGCATACTACAAGGACAAGCGACCGAAGTATGTTCAGATGATGCGGAAACACGATGCCATCATGACCAAGTGGGGATATGCCATGCAGGAGCTGAAGCGTGACATGCGAAAGTACAAGGTAACTGATGTGTATGCTTACAACTCCGACTTTGACGATAAGGTTATAAGCTACAACTGCGAGTGGTACAAAGTCAGCAATCCTCTCGATACCATCGCAATCCACGATATTTGGGGATATGCAAGCCAGTTCATCACGAACACCCCGGAATATCAAAAGTTCTGTGAAGATAACGCAAGGTTCACGGATACAGGAAACTTCAAGGGGTCTGCCGAAGTGGTTTATCAGTTCATCACAAATAATCCGAATTTTGTGGAAGAACACATGGGATTATTTGATGCCGAGATTGAATCAGCAATCCTGTTCCATTGTATCACAAAGTGCGGAGCGGCATGGAACACCGACTACAAAGTCAATAAGATTCTGAATCGTATAACCTATACTCCCTTCTGTGTAAAGGTCGATGGAGTAGAAGTAGCGAGTGGCAATTACACGAAAAAGTATGTAAGAAATGGTCTGTACTCCTTCACCACAACATAATCGAGTGGGACAGAAATGTCCCACTTCCCTTCTGCGAATTTTTAGGTGTTCCACACCTAAAAATTAGTAGTTGACAAATAGCATAAGTTGTAGTATATTATAATTGTTCCAAGGGGAGGAAAAGGACAGCCAACAGAGTGCGGTCGCCACGAACTACTGGAAACTCCATTACCAACATGGCATTTGCCTAACAGGGAACGAGTTAGGAAGGTCTTTCAAGAGGACGGCTTGAGGCTTTAGGCAAACCTCACTTGCAAGCCCTTGTAACAAAAAAGTAACAACTTGTTAATGAAAAAGTCATTGACAAGAATCCAAATTCGTGATATACTAATCACGAAAGATAAAGAGAAGGAAAACTCTTAAAAAACCAGAAAGGACGTTCGCTATGAAGAAAGCGACTCTTGAGCAGATTCTCGATTATCTGCATGGTGCTACTGCTGACACCGCAGCCATCGCCGCTGAAATTGAGCAGGAACTCGCCCGTGGCAAGGCGAAAGCCGATGCCAACCGGGAACTATACGCCGCCGCGAAGGACATCGTCCTGGGCGTGCTGACCGACACCCCCGTCACCGTAGCCGAAATCTACGATGAAGTCAAGGGGAAACTGCCGGAAGGCTTCGGTAAGGGCAAGGTGCAGTATGCACTGAGCCACTACTGGGAAGCCGATGTGGTTGCCCATGATGGCAAGACCAAGGGATACACCCGTAAGGACGTGTAATCCCGGCACTCCCACCCAAATGGGTGGGAGATATTTTTTTACATTTGTTTAGGTGTTGAACACCTAAAATTGTATACAGTATTCTTATAAATTTTATATTGACTTTTTTATATAGATATGATATAATATATATAGAAAATAAAACAGAGGAAAAATTTCCTCTTGACATTTTCTAAAGTTGTGGTATAATATAGTCGAAAGGGGAAGGACACCCCTCAAACCGGAAAGGATAAGACTATGGCAAGTAAGGCGGTTCTTGAGAACAAACTGCGGTCAGAGATTTCACAGATTATCATTGATGCACTTGAAGCGCATTATGATGCCAACTGTATCATGGTAGGCAGTGGTGAAATTTCTATTCCTGTACTTGATGAAGAAGGGAATGAAAAGTATCCCAAAATCAAAATCTCTATTCCTCGTGGCACTCGCAACGGCGAAGGTGGTTACATTCCCTACGATGGTTATGAAGCCGCCGAGGAATACAAGGCAGAGCAGGAAAGCAAAACGCAGGAGCGTGCTGCACGCAGAGCGATGCGTGAAGCGGAAAAGAAAAATGGGAAGAAGAAGGGTGAATAATCACCCCTCCCCCTTTAGGTGTGGAACACCTAAAAGTACCGCTTGTCAAAAATACAATCTTGTGGTACTATAATAATGCAGAGGGGATGAGAGCCTCCTCCCTCTGAAGAACAGTAGGTGGGGTTGCAGAGTGTAAGACGCTATTTGCTCCGAAGGCCAAGGAGACAGCCTATTGAACGTTGGACAGTTACGAGTTCACCCACTATAATTCCATGGTGCAGGGTGGGAACGGCAGGGATATTTCACTTGAGGTCGTAACTAAAGTGAAAATTTCCTCTTGACAGAATAAAAGTTTTGTGGTACAATAATCTTGTAAGAAAGAGAAGGACACTCTACAAACCAGAAAGGTAAAAAAAATGAACGTAAAACTGGACTTTGAAGTAACTGAAGAAATGCTGACCAAAATGACCGAGCGTGTCTATGACGGAGACCCTGTTGCCGCAGTTGTCTATGAAGTCATTGACGAAGAACTGGATTACAACCTCGATGTGATGTACTGTCTGTCCGATGAAAGCCGGGAAGAAGTCGAGAACGAAGTTATTGAGCGCGCCCTGCAGACTGAAGATGAATGGGAAGATTGGTGCGCCGCCGAAGAAGAAAATGATGATGACGAAGAAGAAGCCGATGGCGAAGTCATCACCACGAAGGAAGCGTTTCGGTTACTGGACTTCGCCGCAACCATCTACTGTTGGGCAAGTGAAGTGAATGACGATGAAGTGGATGAAGATTTCCACGATAAGGTCAACCAGTTCGCCCGTGATATGTTCACCAAGTTTTGTGAGCAGGAAGGTATCGTGGGAGTGTCCGAGGAGGAAGAGGAGTAATCCTCTTTCCCTCCCCTCTCTCTTTAGGTGTTGAACACCTAACATTTACTAATTGACAAGATTTCACTTTCATGTTATACTCTATATGAAAGTGAAGGGAAACACTACAAACCGGAAAGGATGACGAGTATGCCGAACGTAACGAAACAGATTGTAGACAGAGACTTACGTGATGCCGTATTCACTGGCCTGCTTGAAGGCGATGAAATCTTTATGAAGAAACTTCATAAGATTAATGACAGGCAGATGGGTGTGATTCTGACCGACCTCAATGGACACCAGCGGTATGTCCGTATCGGCGCCATCGTTGCCGAAGAACGTGAGGACATGACTGCCGAAGAACTCATGGAATCCGAGATTGATGCCTATGAACAGAAACAGGCAGACAAGGCAGAAAAGGCAAAGGCTCGTGCCGATAAGGCCGAAAAGGATAAGGCACGGCGAGCCGCCGCAGAAAAAGCAAAAGCCGACAAGGAGAGCAAGTAATTGCTCTCCCCTTTTTATTTAAGTGTTGAACACCTAAAAAGTTTTCCTTGACATATAATGAATATGTGCTATAATAATAATGAAGAAAGGAGCGGTTTACTATGGAACGCATTAAACAATTCTTTGGTATTGAAACTCCCTACCGGTTTGAATGGAATGACCTTCGTGCAGGTGTAACTCTACTCAACGTAATTCTTATTATGATTTTCGGACTTTCTGTTTCATGGTTCGGCTTAGCCATAGCGGTATTCGGAGTGTTCAAAGATTTAAGCCAGCACAGACATATCAATGATATGCTTATGCACTTATCCAGTGTAGTTCTTAATGTATATTTCTTAACACTATTGTATAGGGGATGAAAATATGACTTCGTATTCATGGTTATGTGAAGATGATACTGCTCATAAGATTCTTTGCGCTTTTAGTGGTATGAAAGGATTCACAGGTGATTGGATGCTTGAATTACTTGATGCCATGCAAGAAGAAATGAGAGCAGAAATAATTGATGCGTATGTTCGTCTAAATAAAGACCTTAATCATTTCTTTCTTAACGCCGACAATAGTACAGAAATGTTAGTTGTACAAGAGTTTGTAGAGTTAGTAGATGGTTGGGGTTATGCCGTAGATTATCATGCGCAGTATCAATCTCATCCTATGTGGAAGATTTGGAAGGTGAAAACAGATGACCAAGATTGATTTAGTTCGTCAGTTCGTTAATACCATCACCAAATGTAATTGCGTAATTGCCAAAGAGCGTGATGATTGGGGTATGAATATTGATGAACGGCAACCTCGTTTAACCCTTCCTCATGACCTTCGGCAGAACACTCAAGAAGATAAAGACTTCCGTCAGTTCATTACAAGTAAGTGTTCTATCACAAAAGGATTTTCCAATGTAACTATTTCCCTTCTTCATGAAATTGGACATTGGGAAACTCGTGATGAAGTTGATTGGGAAAAGTATTATACTGACCGAGCCGATGTATATGGATTCGATTACTTTAATTTAGAAGCAGAATTGAAAGCAACCGAATGGGCAATTACATGGTTACAAGATTCCCAAAACCGAGCCTATGCTAAAAGTTTTGAACGGATGTTCTTCGGCTATTGATAGCCGAAATATCTTAGGTGTTAGACACCTAAAAGTATATACTTGACTTATATGTAATCTGTGTTATAATTAAGATGTTCCAAGAGGGGAAGCGCATGGCGAGGTTACCTTGCTCCACCCACTGACGAGTGGGATGTGAAAATAAAAAATAAAAAAAGTTTCACGCAACCTCTTGACAACCGCCACAAACTGTGGTACAATGAATACGAAAAGAGGAAGGAAAACCTCACAAACCAGAAAGGTTAAAACGATGAAGAAAGTCGTTCTGAAGTCCCTGTATGATTATCTGACCACCCACGATGTGCCGGAACTGGCCGAAGCGAAGGCTGAACTGGAAGCCGAATTCGCCAAAGACGAGAAGCGCAAAGCCGCAACCGCCGATAAGTATGCCAGCTTCCATGACCTCGTCATCGACAACCTGACCGATACCCCGGTCACCCTGGCTGAACTGTTCGATGACATTAAGGGTGACCTGCCCGAGGGTATCGAAAAGCCCAATGTGCAGTATGCTCTGACTCGCCTGTGGAAGTCCGAAGTCAAAGTGATTGAGGGCAAGCCGAATCAGTACTGCAAGGCTTAATGCCTACCGGCTTCCGGAACGGTCGATAGGGGAAGGCGCGCACTTCCCCAGTTCCGTGTATTACGATTTAGGTGTTAAACACCTAATAAATAAATCCTTCAGATTATATCTGAAGGATTCTTTTTATTGTATCAAACAGATTATCGTACCATGATTTCTGATACTGGTAGAAAGTACCAACTTCAATACGATAAACCAATTCACCCTTATCATTCATCTGATACATCGCATGATGGTCAAAGTTGGGAGTCCATTCATGCTTACCCAATTCAAAAACTGAGCCAAGAATATTATCCGCAGTTAAGTTACCATCATATTCTTCCGCACCACAGAACACTTCTCCTGTGCCAAGATGGTTATAAACCAGCCGCTTAACTTTAGTCTTTCGCATAAAAGCACCACCTTCCATCAAAGATATACTGAAGTGTAAACCCCTCGGATTCCAGAAGCTTACGCATAGCGATGTTATCTGCCCAAGGAGTTGCCCCACATTTACCTCTCACCACTTTCTGCAACTCACGTACGGCGAATGAGGCGACTCCCCGACCACAGTTGCGCTTGTTTAGTATACAAAGGCGTTTGATTGCCGTGTATCCATATTCAGTTTCTGGTACAAGAGAAACAGTAGCAATTACTTTGCCACCCTCTCTGACTACAAAAAGCCTATCATAAAGATAGTCATTGGTAATCATTCCGGCAGTACAATACTTAATCTTTTTAGGACGAACCGCATACCATACTGCCCTATAATCTTCATGAGTTGCCTTCCTTAATTCCATCTTCATGCTCCTCTCCATGTGCAAATGCAGTTTCTTCTATGTATTCCCACAGTTCATAAAGCATCTTACTCGCGGTTTTATTATCACGCAATTTAGAACCCTTACTCCATTCATTCAATGTCCATGCAAATAAGGAGTAAGTATCTCTCGCTGAAATGTACCAATTCGTAGGAATCTCTTCCTCTTTATATCGAGAAAAGACTTTAGATAAATCAACCTTACGAATTTCCATTTCCTCACCTCGCATGATAAGTATAGCATAAGATATAGAGAATGTCAAATAATTAGTTTAGGTGTTCAACACCTAAATCCTCCTCTTGACAAATAAAAAGTTCGTGTGCTACTGAACTGTATACAGTATACAACGGAAATAGTTCGGATTTGCACTTTGTCAAATACTTGACAGGTGCTACGACCCTTGATTTTATTGAGTCCAAAACTCAAGTATTTTATATTGTCAAGCACTTGACAAGCTGCATTTTAAATTTAAGCTGGAATGTTTTTATTTGACAAGCTACAAAAATTGCTGTATTATAAAAGGGGAAGTATAAGTATAAGCTGCAATTGTATACAGTATACAGGCCGCAGGATTCTGGATACAATTTAAAAGGGTAAAAAAAATCACCCTACGCCTGGGTGAAAATGGATAAGAGGTCAAGCGTGGGTGATGCAGCTGGTCAGCTAGTCCTGCTGCGAAAAGAATGGGTTTAAGGTAGCTATCCTTTCCCTCTTTCTGTAATAAGTATACCAGAAATTACACTCTTTGTCAAATAATAAATTTTAATTCTCAAATATGTATACAGTATACAAGCTGCATCACTCAACGTTTGCCTCGACCAGTGTAAGAAATTCATTATCAACAATTTCAACATCGTGCCATGCGCCTGTAATATAGCAGGCTTGCTACTGTTTCCCATCAATACTTTTTTTCCTTTGTTCTACGGTATAACCAATTTGCGGAAGGCATTCGCGCAATGCATTCCACGTCATTATTTTAGACTAATGTTTATTATTCTTATCTAAGCTGGGAACCGCCATAAGCTCGGCCAGCTCTCTACATTCTGGAATTGTAAGCCATCTATTTAAATATTCGGCTGGTATCTCGGAGCAGAAAGTTTTAAGATGGCGTTGAAATGTAAAGGTTTGCCGCGCAGCTTGTATTCTATCTGTCTTATCATAGCTATCAATAATTACATTATCAAACCTGCGGTCATTGATATTAATGCCGCGCGCAAGTGCTTTATTTACAACGACAAAATCGTATTCCTAAGGTACCATACCAGTTGCCGTAATACAGTTGTAAACCCGCATCTACTCTTCGGTCATGGGCTTATCCGTATTATTAGGTGAATGTATTTCAATTGCGTTGAAACCCCTGCTACGAGCTGCTTCTACAATACTCTAGTTCGGCTTAATATACGGAGAATAACACCAGTAACCATGACCGATTGTAGGCTGCAATTTCTTTACATGCTCCAATATATTAGTAAAGTAGATATCAGCTGCAATACGATAGCCTGCTTCCAACTTACCCTAATTGCTTGCGCTAATTAAGGAGTTGTAAAATTCGCGGGCGCGTTCGGGAGTAGCTGATAATCCAATACATAGAATCCTATTACTATTTATAATATGCTCCCATTCATAAAGTAAAATAAGAGGCATATATTCTTTTTTACTGGAGTACTATTGTATAATACTTAGTATCTCTGAATTAGGTATATCCTTTCTGGCAAAATCTGTTTTACGAGCCTTAGTAAAAGCTGCAGTTGCAAAGTCAAAGATAGAATCACATTCATCCCAGCATATAACATCCACATCATCAAGGAAATCAAGGTCGCCGCGTATTGCTCTCTATCCTAAAGCCTGGTAACACATCACACCAATCTTCTCTGTGCACTCGCCCCAAGCCGTAGGGTTCTCCCAGAACATATCAGCATCCGCGCAGGTCTCACCATAATCTGTAAGTATCTAATCCTTTAGCGCGGTCGTATCTACTAAATAAAGAACACGATTTAAGCTGCCGTCGCGCGTGTATTTCTATAAATTGTTAACAGCCCAATATGTTTTACCAGTTCTAGTGCCGCAATCTATTATATTATAGTAACCATATGAAAACTTTAATTCGTTCTATATAGCTAAGTCAGTTACTGTAGTCATACACCTCACCTCATTATTATTATAACATGAAATTTTTCTTCTGTCAAATATTTGATAAAAATAAATTTTTATTCTATTTTTTTATTATTTTTTTAATATTTTATTAATAAAAAAATAACTATAAAAAAGTATCAAAAAATTTGCTACCTCCCTCCCCCCTATATAGGTAGCAAAAAAAATACTACTTTTTCCCTTATATATATATTATATATATATTATATATAAATTATTAATAAAATTGTAATAATTTTTCTTCTCGGCAACTATTTTTATTATTTGACAAAAGTTGAAATTTGGCGCACACACCTATATTATACTTATTTCAAGCCGCCCAAACCCTTCGTTCCCCACTACCCCTTCTCGACCACTATATTTTGAGGTTTCATCGGAAGCTCAGCCGGTTAGTTTAAGTTTTATCTTCCTTTGCTTGCATATGCAGAGGTACGTAGTTTAAACCTCTTATATTGTATAAAATTTTTCTGATGCGCGAAAATTTTTTCTCACAACTATAAGTGTCGCTTCGTTGCGGTCGACCGCTTCGCGGTCGCCCTTCACTCAGCTCTTTTTGGTTTAGCCGCTGGCGCGGCTAAACCAAGGCGGTTGAATGTTTGACATTTTTTTAAATTTGTATTATACTTATAGTATAGAAAGGTAGGGGTATAGGATATGGATACCGTAGTACCGATTATTTGGGATAATTATGAGAAGTTTTGTAAGAAATTTAAGAAATGGTGGAATCCGTATGTACGGGGATTATTTAGAGATAATGCGGAGTTATGTACTAAGTTGGAAGGACTTGAACCTAATCAGTTGATATTGGTGATGGGCCCGCGCGAACGTACTGTAGAATTTGTAGAGTTTATTGATGGTCTTAGTGAATGGAAATGCATTTCATTTCATAAAGACGAAATAAGAATTGAGAGGATAAAGTAAGATGCCGAACCCAGAACCTACCCCACTTGTATTTCGAGAAGGTGCGGGCATATTTTATTTTAAAATGCGGCTTAAAAATAGCGGCGAAGCTTTATATTTCTCTGCCCTAAATCATACCCTGGCTGATAAGTTAGGACAGATGTTAAAAGATTCAAGTATTGCAATTCTTGACCCATCTGAAGATGAAAAAGAAATGCTTGAATATATGGATGGTATTGGCGGTTATCAGTTGTCGATTAAAGTTCTATTTGATAATATAGAGGTATATGAAATAAGTTATGCTGGAGAGTGAAATTAAAGAACAATGGCTGCAGCAAGTACAATTAGATAAAGAAGCTGCGGCCGCACATTATAATGAATGGTCGTATTGGATTGACCGTATTTTTCTATTACCGAAATATGAAGCATGTGTATGGTCTTGGATAAAAGATGAAGATGAAAGTGAATTTGAAGAGTTTATTGATTTTATAAATGGTAATGGTTTTAGTGTAAGAGTGTGTGAAAGTAGTACTATTGGTGTTTATATGGTAACTGTTTATCGAATATTTGACAAGTAATCACGTAAGATGATATAATGAAAATAGGAATTAAGTTCCTAATTTTATTATATGAAGTGATGAAAGTGAAGGTATACATTATAGATAATTATGAAAGATATATGAGATAGGGAAACGAAATAAGTATACATTGGGTGCGCGGGAAACAATATTGTATTCGAGAAGTAGAAATGGAATGGGGTTTACCTGTACTCAATGATGGAAGAATTGATTAGTAGGCGCAGCCGCGAACATTTGGCATTTATGAGGACTATGATGCGGCTTTAAAGTTTATTAAAGATATGCAGCGCCTAAATGGAGGTATCCTTGATTAAGTTATTTGATGAAGAGAAGGTTAAAAAATGGTGGGATAAAAGTATAATATGTGATAAGGAATATTTTCCTGCCATATTTGAATCTTATAAACAAGATTTTGGTACTTTATATAAAGGTATCGCGCCAACAGGTGAAGGTAAATTTGCACCGTTAAGTGTGCCAAATGAAGTGGCAGATTTTCTTGACGGCAATGGTTTCATTTTTGATTATAAAGTAGATGGGCTATATATTATAAAGATGCCCGAACCTGAAAAGCCACCCGTGCCTGGTGAACCTGTACGCGGGATGCGGGCATCTACCGTTGTATTAGATGAATCTATGCTAATACCAGATATTGAAATTAGTACTGATGGATTAGTAACTAATGCAGATGAATTGCGGGAAGCTCTGGATAAGATTGCAGAAGAAATTAAAGTGGCTGGTAATAGTATTACATATACTTATTCACCATATCATTCTAGTAGTACCACAACCACTACTGGCTGCCCCAATTTTTCTAATACAACTACAACAACAGGTGGAACCTATGTATATGGCGGATGGGGGAATTAGCCGTTATGCACTATGTAACTAATATTTTTCCATATTGGCATTATCTACCTAATGATGAGCCACAAGAAAATGGAACTTATTTAATCTATTGTGATGATTATTCTGGTGCGGGCGAACCTCAACCATATTATGTTATTGCTACATATAATGATGAATGGTGGTTTCCCGGATACGATTTACACTGTGATAAATTAAAG